CTTTCTGCTACAATAGATTCTTATTCAGTTGAAAGGGATTTATGGGTTACAAAGTTGTTGCTGACAAGTATCAGATGGATGAAATGCGTACCAAGTATGGTCCGCGCAATGGCTTAGAAGGCCCGTTTAATTTCTCCGGAAGAGTGTTGTATTATGACAACAGTGAAGGCCAATACTACGATCCTAGGTCAGATTTCTACGTGGAACAGTCAGAAATGAACGAAATTCATGCTAATTTGATAGCCAAAATTTGACAATAAATGGATTTGGCGCTATAATAGAATCTTAGACAGTAAAGAAGAGGACTACAAAATGACTACAGAATTCAAATCTTGGGAAGAGTTATCAGAGTTAGAGCAGGCTCAATCTATCTATTGGGATATGTATAAGGATGCTTATGGCGTTCGTCCTCGTGGTGTTGACACTTCAACATGGACTTTGGAACAGTTTGAAGATGAGTTTGAAGGACTTGGTGTAGCTATTGAAGCTGGAGAAAAGGTCCGTGTTCAGGCAGAACAACATGCAATTTTCTCTTTTGAGAAAAGGGTAAGTGACTTGATCTTGTCAGGTGCTAGGGATCGTGCAACAGCAATGCGTTGGATCCACGAAGCTGAAGGTACTATGGGTGATGATGAGTACTTGTGTTATACATTGGGCTTGCCCTATATGTATTTTCGCAAAGTAGCGTAATTTGACAATAAATGGCATTCATGCTATAATACTTGTATTGATTGATTAACACACAGGAGAAGCTATGTCTACAGTTCGTATTTTGTCAGGTTCATATCGTAATGAAGCAGTTAAAGGTGAAGTGTTTACACTTGTTAAAGGTTTTCAGACAAGTAAAAAAGGTAGTTATGTGACTGTTAAAAATGATGGTCAGTTCCCGGGTCGTAGTACTGAGATTAAAATCTTAGTAAATACGATTGATAATATTGAATTTTTAAATGGAGATAAAGTTATGGCTAATGCTGTAGTAGAGTTTAAGAAAGAAGCAGTTAAAGAAACAGAACAAGAAGCAATGGACCGTATTGCTACACGTTTTGAGGTCCTTGATGAAATGTCACGTGCTTGTATCAATGGTGATATACGTGCTATGATTGTTTCAGGCCCGCCCGGTGTCGGCAAATCATATGGTGTTGAGACACAAATGGAGAAAGCAAGTATGTTTGACAAACTTGCAGGCAAGCGAGTTCGTTTTCAAATTGTTAAAGGTGCTATGACAGCATTGGGTTTGTATACTCAACTGTACAAGTATTCTGACACAAAGAACGTGTTAATTTTTGATGATTGCGATTCAGTTTTTACTGATGACTTGAGTTTGAACATTCTCAAGGCCGCACTAGATTCAGGCAAGACACGTAGAATCTGCTGGAATAGTGATTCACGTTTGTTGCGTGAAGAAGGTATCCCAAATACTTTCAACTTCAATGGTAGTGCTATCTTTATCACTAACTTGAAATTTGGCAATCTGAAATCTAAGAAATTGCAGGATCACTTAGAAGCATTGCAATCACGTTGTCACTTTCTGGACCTGACTATTGATGGTGATCGTGATAAGATGTTGCGTATCAAGCAGGTCCATCGTGATGCTGATGGTGGTTTGTTCAAGGATTATGATTTTAATGAAGAACAATCACAAACTGTGATTAACTTCATGTGGGACAATCATACTAAATTGCGTGAAGTGTCCTTGCGTATGTGTTTGAAGATTGCAGACTTGGTTAAGATCAGTCCCGGCAACTGGCAGAATCTTGCTAAGACAACTTGTATGAAAGCATAACCCCTGCAGTGTGCGTAACGGCAATGACAATAAGTCCGTTTCGATAAGAGTTTTTCGTTCCTTTCTTTAAGTACTTTTGGGAGACTTCGGTCTCCCCCTTTTTTATTGATTTTTTGTTTTATTTGTTATATAATTGTTGAATGATTGAATTGAATAATAAAGAACAACTTATATATTATATGGTTGCCAACTTAAGATTAAGTAGGTATGATATTCGTTTCCTTCAGAACCTTGAAAAAATTAGCTCGGTTAAAAAACGTATTACAAGTAATCAAGTAGAATTGGTTGACAAACTTATAGAAAAATATGAACGGCAATTTGTTAAAAATCAAATGTTCGTTAAGGAGTTATCTAAACTTCCTTGGAAAACACTTGTAGTAGAAACCACAGATGAATATACCTCTGCTCATATAGGTATTCTTAATGATAATATCATATTAAAAACACCTTATAATAAAACATTTATTACTGCATTTAGATCACTTAGTGAATCTAGTTTTGTATGGGATAACATTAATAAATATTATATTGCTGATTTAAGCACGTTCTCGTTAAAACTAGCTAGTAACATGGTAACAAAGTTTTTCAATGAGGTTAGATATAGTGATAATGTTAAAAAATTATTAGACCAGTTAACTTATTACAAAGATGTAAAATATTGGACACCTACATTGGTATGTACAAATGGCAATTATATAATTGCTTGTACTAATAAAGCACTGGATAAATCTATTAAACATATCACTTTAAATACTGAATTAAATACATTAGCTGAATTAGTAAGATACGGTATAATGATTGATGATAGTATTATGCATACCGATGAAGAAAGATTTGCTGGATCGTATAATCCTAAAGTAGAACTAAACAACATATGTGACATTGTGCCTTGGCTACAGAATATCAAATGTGATTATGTTTCAGTATCAGGTATAGGATTGTCAACTAATTTAAAGTTTAAAGATAGCTTAAAACAATCACTAGAAAAAGCAGGTATACAGTACAACGATGCCGGACGAGTTATAACACACACTAATTTAAGCAAGTATAAATTCCCGGTCATTGTAAAATTTAAATTAATAGCTGATGATTATATAAATGTAGCAAAAGTAATCAATGTGGTAAATAGTCAACCAATCAATTTGGAAAAGAATGAAACAATGTAAAATAATCGTCAAAGACGAAGTGAATGTAAAGATAGAGGGACTTGAACTATCAGAGCGTAAAGCACTGATGAAAATGTTTGAGTATGAAATACCCGGAGCACGGTATCTACCTGCAGTAAGGCTAGGTAGATGGAATGGCAAAGTTAGCTATTTCAGTTTAGCGGGCAGTACCTACATTAACTTGTTGCCTGAAATACTTCCCTACCTAGACAATGCAGGATATGATATTGAATTAGAAGATTTGAGGGATTACTCAACAACCTTTACTTTTGACAAAGTGTCCGAGGATACATTTAAAAATAAAAACTGGCCTAAAGGTCATCCAAAAGAAGGTGAGCCGGTCGTATTACGTGACTATCAAATTGAACTCGTAAACAACTTTTTAGAGAACCCGCAATCATTACAAGAGATTGCTACAGGGGCAGGCAAGACACTAATGACTGCGGCATTAAGTTATACTATAGAAAAATATGGTCGCAGTATCGTTATTGTTCCAAATAAGTCACTAGTAACGCAAACAGAAGCAGATTACATTAATCTAGGATTAGATGTTGGTGTATACTTTGGTGATCGTAAAGAGTTTGGTAAGACACACACGATCTGTACTTGGCAAAGCCTTAACAACATGCTTAAGAAAACAAAAGCAGGTGAAGCAGAAGTAGATATCGGAGACTTCATTGAAGGTGTTGTTTGTGTAATGGTTGATGAAGTGCATATGGCAAAAGCAGACGCACTAAAAACATTGCTTACTGGTGTGTTTGCTAAAGTGCCCATTCGGTGGGGACTAACAGGAACTATTCCTAAAGCAAAGTTTGAAGCACAAAGCATCTATGTAAGTTTGGGCAATGTTATTGGTAAACTAAGTGCAAGTGAATTACAGGATCAGGGTGTATTAGCACGTTGCTATGTTAACATTATGCAATTACAAGATGGTAAAGAGTTTACTAACTATCAAAGCGAACTAAAGCACTTGTTAGAAGATAGCGAAAGATTAGATAAGATAGCTAGTTTAATCAGTGGAATAAATGATACCGGTAACACATTGATTCTAGTAGATAGAGTTAATGCAGGAAAAGAAATTGTTAGTAGATTGCCCGGTAGTGTGTTTGTTAGTGGTGCTACTAATATGAATGAACGTAAGGAAGAATATGATGAAGTTGCGACTAGCACTAATAAGATTATTGTAGCTACTTATGGCGTGGCAGCTGTTGGTATTAATATTCCCCGTATTTTTAATCTTGTTCTCATAGAACCAGGAAAAAGCTTTGTTCGGGTTATTCAAAGTATTGGGCGTGGTATACGTAAAGCCGAAGATAAAGACCATGTACAAATCTACGACATAACAAGTAGTTGTAAATTTGCCAAACGACATTTAACCCAACGTAAGGCATTTTATAAAGAAGCAAACTACCCGTTTGATGTAGAAAAGTTGACTTATAGATAAGAATGTGATAGAATAACAACATGCGTATATTAACACTTGAAAACGAATTTTATAATTTAGAAACATTGCCGGAGGAAATAGACGACCTTCGCTTTGCTATACTAGATAACAGTAATCCACAAAATGTAGATTATCATTACATCCCATTAATCTTTTTGGAATCATTTAACAGCCCTGCACTTGTATTAAAGATCGGCAACAGTACTGTTAAGATGCCATTAGATTGGCAAATACTTATCGGTGAACAAGAACACGGAGACTTAGAGACATTGCCACTAACAAGTATAAATGACAGAGGATTCAATGCATTTGAGTTTAATCCGTTAACTAGCTTTAGCCCAAGTTTTGTGCCTATTGAGATTGTAGATATTTACCACGATGTAACTTGGTATGCTCCTCGATTGAAGAACGGGCAATTCTTATGTGTCCCACTAGATGACGGACCTAAACCCCGATGTGTATATTTTGTAAAAGAGATTAGTCGTAACTGTGAGATTGTGGATTATAGTCAGGCATTCTAATGGCAACTAAAAAGAATACCCCCGTTGATGAGAAGTTTGAAGCACAAGACTTCAACTTGTTTGATTCTCTTGCGGCTATGGACAAAAAAGACTATGGGTATTATGATAGTTTATCTGAAGAACAACAAAAGAAGTTTGTTCCCTATATGATGACACATTGGATGAGTGCTATCAAAGGTTCAGGAGATGTTCAGGGCTATTACTTGCGTAGCGTAGACTATCACGCAAATAAATATTTGTTTAATGAATATGTACAGAAACATCCCAAACTGCAATGGTATATGTTATGTGCTAGTAGTCCTGGATTAGGCAAACAATTTCATCAATGGATACCTCATTTAGGTAGTAAAGTAACATCATTAAAAGAACCTGCTAAAACAAAAGAGATTAAAGAATATTACACTAAGATTTATCCTAAAGTAGATAGTGATGACATTGATGAGATTACTAAAGCATTTGTACAAGAACATAAACGTAAATGCTATCTAGCAGAAACATATCCTAACTTAAAACAATCTGATATAGAAGTTCTTAGTCAATTGGTGACGGAAGAAGATATTAAGCAATATGAAAAAGATCGAGGAAACTAAATCACTATATGGTTGTGAGTTCTGTAAAGCTACTTTCCAACGTGAAAGTACTGTGCTTAAACACATATGCGAACCCAAACGCAGATGGTTAGAACGTGACCGTCAAGGCAATCGTGTGGGTTTTCAAGCTTGGTTACAATTTTATAAAAAGAATACTGCTGGTACAAAGAATCGTACATATGAAGAATTCATTAAGAATCCTTATTATCTTGCGTTCATTAAGTTTGGTCTATATTGTGTAGAGATTAAGTGTATCAATGTAAGTAGATTTAGTGATTGGTTGTTAAAGAATTCAATTCGTATTGACAACTGGCGACAAGATAGTAATTACGCAAAGTTTTTGTGTGAATATTTACGTATAGAAGATCCGTTGGATGCAATACATCGTAGTATTGAAATAACAATAGAAAAAGCAGAAGCAGAAAAGATTCAAAGCAGAGATTATTTACGATATGGCAATCCAAACAATATATGTTATGAGATTGCTAGAGGACGAATTAGTCCATGGATGTTATATCAGAGTGATAGTGGGGTAGAGTTCTTAAGTACATTACGTGATGACCAGCAGAAGATGATCATGGATTATATCAATCCAGAGCAATGGGCATTAAAGTTTAATCGTGATCCTGCGAATGTTAAACAAGTCAAGGAATTATTAAATGCCGGCGGGTACTAGAGTTCGTATATCATGGCAACCATTTCATGATATACCTATATGGAATGAAACGTGTGCATGGGCAGTAGAACAATTTGGTTTACCCGGTGATAGATATCTTACACACGCAACAGAAGAATATATGGATTTTTACTTCAAAGATGAGAAAGATGCCATTCTATTTGAGTTGACCTGTGGCTGATGTTATCCTATATATTACTGCCAAAAGAACTATGGAAATAGGACAGGAGTTACGTTCAATGGGTTATGTTCAAGGTGTTGATTTTGATTATGCTTACTACCAAGAGAAGTATGACAACTTTAGTCATGATCCTATTGTAAAACGGCATGCAAGATTTACCTTTTACAATGATACCAACGCCAGCTATTTTGCACTAAAATGGCTATGATAATTGAACATTATGAACGAGACCGTAGTTGGGATGAAACCAAGCCTGGCTGGTATGAATACAGTGTGGAAGTAAAACGTATTGACAAATATTTAGAATTAATCGATTGGTTATATGATAATATAGGTAAATGTGAGAGACATTGTAGATGGCGTACCACTTCCGAGAATACAGTTAGTGTCAAGTTTAGATATGAAAAAGATTACATTTTGTTTACGTTAAGGTGGAGTTAATGGCATCGATTCCCAAAATACAGGATTTTGATGATGATGATCCAAATATAAACCAACGTAGAAATCGGTGGAATTATTGGGAAGCATTAAAAAAAGTTCGTAAAGAATTTATGGCACAGAACAAAGAATTTGACGCATATGATTTTGAAGATTATCTTATTGGGCAGTATGGTATAAAGATGAACATAGTTAATGGTAACATAACTGATGGTTATGAGATTGTTGACGAAAAGAAGTACCTAATATTTTTATTAAAATTCCAATGAACAAATTATTCCCCATAACAGCTTTACTAAAAGGTAAATTTATAGTATCATGGCCTGACTGGGATAACATTAAACGTTTTGATACTAAAAAATTATTAGTAGATGTACTGTTTAACGATATGAAAATTAAAGAAGCTGGGTTTGCATTAGATACAATGGATAATGAAATAGATATTATGTGGGTAGACCATCGATGGTGGATGCAAGATAGTACTGGTGAATATGCTAGATACCTAGAAGATATGTATGTGATTAAAGGTGTGGTATTTAATAGTAAAGATGAAGCAGTTAAATTACAAGATTATTTAGAGAAGAAATATATTTGGAAAACATTACAGGCATAATATGGCACAAGATATAATGATTGATATGGAAACGCTTGACACAAGTCCTGATTGTGTTATACTAACTATTGGCGCAGTAAGATTTGATCCTAAAGGTAATGGAGTTGTTGAACGATTAGAATTACGACCAACGATAGAAGAACAAACAGAAATTTATAATAGGAGTATTAATGAAGATACATTACGGTGGTGGGGCGAGCAAAGTCCGGCTGCACTTGAAGAAGCTATGGGAGAAGAAGGCAGAATTCCGTTTAGAGAATGTATGGAGATACTTTATAAGTTTTGTTGGAATCGCCGTGCTGTGTGGAGCAATGGTGCATCATTTGATGTGGTTGTGGCAGAGTCGGCCTGGAGAAACCTTGAAATGCGAACCCCCTGGCCTTTCTACACCGTCAGAGATACACGTACCTTGTATGAGATAGCCGGAGTAAAATTAAAAGATGGCGGACATGTCACTAGTCACAAAGCAGTAGAAGATGCTGAACGACAAGCCATTGTAGTACAAAAAGCATATGACAAATTAGGATTAAGTAATGAGAATTGATAGTGATATTGACATTGACTTTGGTGATAGAGATACTCTATTAAAGTTAATACCTCACACACGTGCGGCAATGCGTAATGTCAAGCCTATACGTAATCATGCCACTGGTGTATATATTACTGATGTACCATATGACCCAGTACACAATATAGCAAGCATTGACTATACTGCCGCAGATAAACGCGGGTATTTCAAATTAGATTTATTAAATGTTCATGTTTATACTCAGGTTCGTGATGAACAACATCTACTAGAATTAATGAGAGAACCTAATTGGAGTAAATTAAAAGATCCTGTATTTGTAGAGAAATTAATTCACTTAAATAATCAGTTTTATAATCTACAAAAGATGCCAGAACCAATAGATAGTATCCCTAGACTAGCTATGTTTTTAGCTGTTATTCGTCCTGGTAAAAAACATTTAATAGGTGAACGATGGAGTGATATTGCTAAAACTGTATGGGATAAGGGAACTGATGGGTACACCTTCAAACAAAGTCATGCCATATCCTATTCATGGCTTGTTGCAGTGCATATGAATTTGTTAGGGTAAGCGTTTTACTAGTGTAATACTACGGCGTTTGCTTCTACGTTTATTTAATTCAATTATACTACATACAGGACCATGTAGTATAGTAAGACTTTTGTTATTGAAGGTTCTAATATAGGGTCTAAAGATACTCCATTCATCTTTAAGAAACAGATTTATAGGGATCAATCTATTACTTTCCCACCACCAAACATCTCCTAGTTCTAGGAATTTATCTTTAATATCATTATCTAGTATAGATCCGTAGTCATATATAGTGGTAACTATATCGTCTCGGTTCTGGACAATCCCCACATAATCTTGATTTGCATAGGAACAAATGGTTATGAATGGGTGACTGTCGCTTAGGCGTTTAAAAAACTCGTTTTGTATCATTAAAATTATAGTCTCGGATATATTTATCACCCTTCCCAAACCAATAATAAAATAATATATATGGATGACTAAATACACAATAGGAGATTACATTTGTGTACTCAACCCAAGTTTTCGTTTATACGCAACGTCAGATCGTTGTATTATTATCAGGATATTCGCCAAGGAGTTATATGCCTCAGTATGCCAAACCACTGACCTTACATAAAGGTGTAGACAATCAAATACAGTTTCAGTTTCTTAATCAGCAACAGAAACCAGTAGACATTACGGGGAAATCTATCGTATGTAGAATTATTAATAATACTGGTGGAGAAGTACTATTACAAAAAGCATTAACACTACAATTACCGGCAACAGGTATTGCAGCCTTAGAATTAAGTCCCGCTGATATAGCCGGATTTGATGCACAAAAATGTTACTATTCATTGGAAATCCCCGTTGGTGCTTTTGACTTCCCTGTATTTGTAGACCAAAATGCAGGCGGTCGTGGTGATTTGAATATAGTTAATAGCATCCTTCCTAGCTTCATTCCTTCAATGCCAGTATCTATCCCTACGGGACAAGTGTTCCCTAATAACAATAGTAATGGTAATAGCGATAGCAATTTGATATATTATACAAGTGTTATCACTACAAGTGATTCTAGCGTATTGACTATACAAGCTGAGTATAGTGATTATTATGGTAACATTGCTATTGAAGGTTCTACTATTGTTGATGGAGATTGGTATCCAATCTTTGATGACACTTATGAAGAAGTAACCGATACAAAAGGTTATGTGGTAGAAGGTTTTCACCCATATATTAGAATGCAATTTGAAAGCAATTCTGGTGCGGTAACTAATATATTGACAAGATAAACAACCATAGTTGTTGATATCTCTGTTAGTATATGTTATACTACTACTAATGTTTGATATTTTATCTATAATTCCCGGCAAGAAAAAAACTACAAGTAGCGGATGGCATAGCTTTAATGCTATCTGTTGTGGTCATCTTGGCCATAAACCCGATCGCAGAATGCGCGGTGGCATTAAGTTTGACGGACAAACTAACTGGTCTATGCATTGCTTTAACTGTGGATATAAATGTAACTTTGTATTAGGTCGTAGCATAAGTTACAAAACAAAACAACTATTGTTATGGTGTGGGATCGATGATACACAAATAGGTAAGTGGAGCTTAGAAAGTTTACAGCAAAAAGATTTACTTGAAATTGTTATACAAAAGAAAACTAAAATAAAAATCAAATTCAATGATCACGTATTACCTGAAGGTGAATTAATTGATGAAAGTAACCCATTACACAAAGTGTATATTGATTATGTGCAGTCGAGGGGGATAAATTATAATGAGTATCCGTTCTTAATAACACCAAATGCAAAAGGTCGTTACGCAAATAGAATAATCATTCCCTACACTTATAAGAATAAAATTGTTGGTCACACTAGCAGATTCTTAGACAATAAAATACCAAAATACATTAACGAACAACAGCCTGGCTATGTGTTCAATATTGATATACAAAAACCTGAATGGCAAGTATGTATATTGACTGAAGGCATATTTGATGCATTAAGCATTGATGGTATAGCAATTATGCATGATGATATAAGCAATGAACAAGCACAATTGATTGCATCATTAAACAAACAAATTATCGTAGTTCCTGATAGAGATAAAGCAGGATTAAAGATATGTGATAGGGCATTAGAATTAGGCTATAGCGTTAGTTTACCTAATTGGGAATCGGATATTAAGGACGTCAACGATGCTGTTGTAAGATATGGCAAGTTGCCCACTCTATTAAGCATCTTGCAAAGTGCTACAATGAGTAAAATAAAAATAGAAATGCAGAGGAAGAAAATTGAGAAAACAATCGGATAATAAAGAATATAGTGTAGAATTGCAGAAGTTGTTTCTGCAAATGATGATTACAAATGCCGAGCTATACACTAGAGTTATGAATATCATGAACTCAGAGAACTTTGATAAATCATTACGCCCGGCTGCTGAATTGTTCAAAGAACATACAACAAAATATGGGGTACTGCCTGACAGTACACAAATTAAAGCATTAACTGGTATCGATATTGAAGTCATACCCGAATTAAGTCAGGGACATTATGATTGGTTCTTTGAAGAATTTGAAAGTTTTACTAAACGACAAGAATTAGAAAGAGCAATACTAAAAAGTGCTGACTTACTTGAGAAAGGTGATTTTGGTCCTGTTGAGAAACTAATTAAAGACGCGGTGCAAATCAGTTTACAGAAAGATATGGGTACTGATTACTTTGCTGATCCAGCTGGTCGTATCAACAAATACTTTAACAGTGGTGGACAAGTTAGTACAGGCTGGCCACAAATGGATAAGATTTTATATGGTGGAATGAGCCGTGGCGAATTGAATATCTTTGCAGGTGGTTCAGGATCCGGTAAATCACTTGTTATGATGAACATAGCATTGAATTGGTTACAGACAGGTATGAGCGGTGTATATGTCACATTAGAATTGAGTGAAGAACTAACTAGTTTGCGTACTGATGCTATGTTAACTAATATGGGCACAAGAGATATTCGTAAAGATATCGGATCAACTGAACTTAAAGTTAAGATGGTTGGAAAGAAAGCGGGCAAATATAGGGTTAAAGGATTGCCCGCGCAAAGTAATGTGAATGACATTCGTGCTTATTTGAAAGAAGTACAAATTCAAACAGGTATTAATATTGACTTTGTAATGATTGATTATTTGGATCTAGTGATGCCGGTCTCTGTTAAAGTTAATCCTAACGATCAGTTTATTAAAGACAAGTATGTTGCTGAAGAATTGCGTAATCTAGCAAAAGAGATGGGTATATTAATGGTAACTGCAAGTCAGTTAAATCGTAGTGCAGTAGATGAAATTGAATTTGATCACAGTCACATTGCAGGTGGTATCAGTAAGATTAATACAGCAGATAATGTGTTTGGTATCTTTACAAGTCGTAGTATGCGTGAGCGAGGTAAGTATCAGATTCAATGCATGAAGTCACGTAGTTCAACTGGTGTCGGCATGAAAATTGACTTAGAATACAATATCGAAACTATGCGTATTAGTGATAACGGTGGTGACGGTGAAGATAGTTATAAGCCACAACCTAGTGCTAATCAGATTATGAGTTATTTGAAGCCACAAAGTACCTTACAATCAACAGAACCTATCATAGACCAAGCTACAGGAGAGATTCTAGAACCTGAAAATAAGAAAATTATAGTAGATGTTCAGGGGGCAAAATTGAAGTCAATATTGAATGGTTTAAAGAACAAATCCTAAAAGTAGATAAATACTATTAGGAAACTATTATGCAAAAACAAACTCGCAGCCTTCTGCAGGAATTGGAAGCTATTGGCAATAACCGTGATACAAGCCATGTTATTGAGAGTAGAGCCCACAACATCATTACTAGTGCTATCAATTTGCTAGAGATGATTAATAGGAATTATCCTAAAGAACAAGCAGAGATATTAGAAAGAAAGTTGCTTGGTGCAATTAAATCACGTGACCAAGGTAAGTTTTCTAAGTCAATAAAAAAGAATAGCGACAAAGAGCAGTTATGAATTTATCGGAAGCATTAGCATTACTTAAATCTAAAATTGACAAACTATCTATAAATGAAGATAAGGGTCATTTAGACCACCCGGAAGATTTAATCTTTTTGGGCGGAAGTGATGGTGCTAATCGTGCAATACAAGCTACAATTGCTACAGTTAAGAATCCAGCAACAGTTACAATCAAGTGGGACGGATATCCTGCATTAATATTTGGACGTAATAGTTCAGGTAAGTTTAGTATTATGGACAAGCATATGTTCAATAAGAAAGACGGTACTGGTAGACAAGTATTCAGTCCTGAGCAGTTTGTGCAATATGACCAAGCACGTGGTGTAGGTCGTGATAGTTTATGGCCTATTATTGCTGAAATATGGCCTGGATTAGAAAAAGCTAGCAAAGGTGCTAAAGGGTATTACTGGGGTGATTTGTTATTTCATCAACCGTTAAAAGACCAAAACGGTAGTTATGTTTTTAAGGCTAATCCTAATGGTATTACTTATAAAGTAGAAGCTAATAGTTCAGTTGGAGAATTAATGAGTGGAAAACGTGCTGGTATAGCAGTACATCAGTATATTGATCCTAATGCAATGACCACAGATGAAGCAGTTACATTGAATGGCAATATAGGTCAATTAAAGAATAATAGTGATGTTGCAATTGTTCCTAGTGCTATGCCAACAGCTCCTAAGCTTAAGATAGATAACACATTAGTAAAAAATGCACAGAATGCAATTAAGAAATATGGTCCTGCAGTAGACCAACTAATGAATACTGCACCCCAAGCACGTAATACATTTAATCAATTGTTTACTGTATATATTAACAAGAAGATTGTTGCAGGAGATTTAAACAATCTTGCTAGTGGTTTTATGGATTTTGTAGAAACTAGACCTATGACTGAAAAAATGAAAGCTAAGATAAGTGAACATCTTAATAATAATAAAGATGCTATTGTTGGAGCATTTACTATATGGATTGCAATGTACAATTTAAAAATGTCAGTAGTTAATCAATTGAATAAAGCCGCAGAAGTTAGTCCTGTTAAAGGATATCTACAAGATGGAACCGAAACACATGAAGGTTTTGTATCAAATGGCTTAAAATTTGTAGATAGAATGGGCTTTAGTCGTCAAAATCTAGCCGGAAGATAAGCCAAATCCTGGATTTTTTTGTACCAGGCATAAATAAGTGTAGAGCTATATGCTCACAAACTTAAAGGAATTTCAAAATGGCACAATTTACAAAAACAAACGGCGACTTGCTACCGGTAATTAACTATGATAGTCCAGCATACACAAACAGCGGTGCAAACGCTGTTACTTCAGCGGCTACAGTTCAACCACAAGGTCCTAAGCTAGACTTCTTCACGATCACAGCTACTGGTGCTTTGACAGGTACACAAGTTAACCTAATCATCCAAGCTACACAACAATTAGCTACAGTTTACATCTATGAGTACACAGATACAACTAATGACACATTAGCAATGGCTGTTTACCCAGTTGGTGCATGGACAACTACAACTTTAGACACTGCTGTTGAAGCGGCTCTAACAGCCGGTGGTGTTGCTAACACTGTAACTACAACAGCTACAGCTACATTCACAGGTTAATCTTTAACTTGAATAAAAAGGCCCGAGAATTTCTCGGGTTTTTTTACCTCTATTAAATAGTAGTATGAGTTACACTATTACTTGCTATACACTATTTGATATTACGCCTACTGGTGTGGTCAATAGAAATCGTCCTATAGAGGATGAAGAAATAGCAGCCTGGCTACATAAAAGAAATACACAATGCAATTTTGATACTGTACTACAAGCTATCTCATTACGTAGTCAACCTGAAATAATTAGGATGCCTGAAAAAACACAAATACGTTTTGATGAATTTACAGACTTTGGATTTCTATATCAACAACAAGAAAATGAATTATATACCTGTTGGTCATTTGATTTTGACATACAACATGCTAGTGTGTTTAATGATGGGGTTAATGATTTAGGAGCATTGTATAGTGATTGTGATACCGTGCCAATGATTAAAACTGATACTGTTTGGGATAAACTTCCTGCATTTTTAGATACATCAGATGAACTTAAAAACATATATTTTAAGGTAGTAAAATATGAATAAAAAAATTAATGCAGAAAAAAAGCTAGAAAAG